GAGCAAGGCTCGAGCGGCTTGCTGAGAAGCACCGAAACAACGAGATGCTAAGCATGTCAAGTGGGCTATCGGTGGCTCTACGCAAGGTGTACGAAGGTATACGACCATTTACCCAGCGACAGCATAGCAAGTGCGATGCTAAGTGGTGGTGCAATGGTTGCAACAGTCCCTTGACAAAGAAGCGGTGCGTAAGATGCGAACTGAAAGCGAAGATGCAATTATTGAGCGGTTCCGCGAACGGGTTGCACTGATGATTGTTGACGGCGGCTTGAGTGAGTTTGAAGCAACTCGAGCGGCGTATTTTGAACTACGACGGGCAGGTGGCAACGTGCCATCTGCGGTCAATGAAGAGTGGAAACGTATTGGGAGGTTAACAAAGTGAGCGAAAAAAAGATCGAACAGTTTTGGCGTGATGCAACGGCGGATGATGTTGCTGAAATCGTGAAAACAGGCAAAGCAAAGGAAGCGAGGTTTCGAGATGAACTGAAAGACCATTGGATTAGTGGTAGCAATTCTTTTCTGGCTGGCGGTATTGTTTCCCATCGGGATGTTATTACCTGGATCAGTAAAACCACGATTCGGTGGAAACTCTGCCAAGTTTACGACCCGCCAGAGATACTAAAGAACAAGCCCGATCCGGGCGAAGGGTACAGACTGCTTGAGAAGTTTCCGCCGGAGGATTTGCAAAAAGGCGATGAGGCTTTTGGCAACAACCGGGACGGAGAGTGGGGCAGGTCGGATTACGCCGAACGTGGATGCAGGAATCAATGCAAAACGCTTTGGTATCGCCGACGCATTGCGAACAATCCGGAAATCCCGGATAGTTGCAAGATTTGTGCATACGAAGCAACGGATGGTGAATTGATTCAACTCCCAAGCGGCAAGGTTATCCGCGTAACCGCGAAAGGCTTTGAGGTGCTGTGATGAGGATTCGACAGGCGAACAAGATAAATAGACGGGCTTACTTCGACCGAGCCTACTCTGTACGGGTAGGTGTTCGTCGCAGGATTATTGCAGTCAAGACATACTTTGATCGATTGTCGCGAAAAATCAAGAGATCCGAGAAAGGCTTTGAGGTGGTGTGATGAGCTACGCGCAAAGAATAGGGCAGGCCGCTTCGAAACGCCCAGACATTTTCGGGATTGGTGTTGTCGTTAGTGTTGACGTTAAGCACGACAACGCTTGCCCAATGCTAGATGGACGTGACTGCAATTGTTATCCAGACATCATCGCAACAACCAAGCAAGGCACGTACACTGTTGGTGACGATGGAAATTGCGAAAGGCTTTGAGGTGTTGCAATGACTCAAACCAAATGCAAGCGGTGCGAAACGCTTCGCAGTAACATCATTGACCAGGAAGTTAAGCATCAAACGAGACTCACCGAGCTGCTCGACAGATCCGGCATGGACTTGTCTCCTTGCCGCAAGTGCGGCATCGCGGTTATTTCGATTCCAGACGGTTTAGCACTGTGCAAAAACTGTGCAGAAAAGGCAGGTGACAAGTGATCCGAGTTATGTTTATCGGCGGGCGACTCCACCGGCAATTCCGAGAGGTCGCGAGCGATGGATCAGGAAATCCAACGATGGCTTATTACCGCAATCCGATACCGCCAAAAGGCCTGTTGTTTCCTTTGCCGCTAGACCGTAGGGTAGAGGCGACGGAGTGCGAAGAGTACCGCATGAGGAGAGTGGTTTCAGGGCCAGGCTACAGCTTCAAAACGCATGCCATTGTGTATGTACTTCAAGGAATAGACGAGTATTACCTAAACCAAGCCTACCTCGAAGAACCAGGAATCATGGACCAACTTGAGGATATCGCGACATGAGCTACGAAGTAGATTGCCCGCATTGCAATGAAGAATTTACCCCAGACGATCATTACGAATCAGGCTCCTACGATTGCCCGTACTGCTTAAAGCAAATATGGATCGACGTGGAATACGATGTGACTTACGATGCTTTTTGTGCGCCTGATGACCACAAGTGGCTACCGCTTAAGCTCGACCCCAACCACCAGCAATGCCAAAGATGCGGCAGGTTACAGCAAAAACAAAACACAGAAAAGGCAGGTGAATGATGGCGTGGCGAATAGTGGAACAGCCCGATAGACGACTAGCTGTGTTTAGCGATGTCGTCGATGACTTTACAAGTGTGGATCTGACCTTTGGAGAGGCTATTGATGAGTGCATTCGTCGCGGGATGTCAGTGATGGACGCAATCGAAAAGGTTAAACGAGGCACCGAATCCGGTAACGCTCGATACCTCGAATGCCTGGAAACTATCAGGGTAATACACGGAAGGGAGCATCAACAATGAAGCACGAACAAGCAAGTCGAGTAATCGACGTACTAAGCAAAAACAAAATACCGGCCAGGATGCTTACTTACGGAAACCCGAAAACATGGGATGGCTTTCAGGTTGATAGCATGGCTGGTAGGTTTTCAAGCGTTGAGCATTTAATCGAAAGGCTTCGATCGTCGATACGCAATTTCGAAAAGGCGTTGTCAGATATTGGAGAGATGCAAAATCAAGAAAGGGAACACAGTCTATGACAAACAACGAAGCCAACGCAGCACATCGCATCCTGCACCAGTACGGCATCGATCACAAGTTGCAAGGGCATCGCTTGCCACTAACAAGCAACGACTTTGCAATTGAAATCGGCGTCTTTCGCTTTACGGACTTCGACGACATCCGCAGTTGCATCGCGTTCAAGGGTCAAAAGTATATTGACGCGGCGGATGGCCTTGCAGAGTGGAGGAGGGTTGCGAATGCCGATAAGCCGTGAGCGATTGATTGAGATCGAACAGCATGCTAGACGCTTCGGGCCGGCGAATTGCTGGACAGGCACTAGCGGTACACTCTCGGCAATGATCGTTGAGCTGCTGAGGGAGATTGAGACACTAACAGCCGACAAGCAGAGGGGCAACGGTTGCTCTGAGGGAGTTGGCGTAAGGGAGGTTGGGACAAATGGAAAGTAGATACCAACTGCATCACGGCGATTGCTTGGAGGTTCTTAAAACGCTTCCAGACTGCTCGGTCGATGCGGTCGTTACCGATCCACCGTACGGCTTGTCCTTTATGGGCAAGCGATGGGATTACGACGTACCAGCGGTCGAGGTTTGGCAGGAATGTCTGCGGATTCTCAAGCCCGGCGGACACTTACTAGCCTTCGCGGGTACTAGAACGCAGCACAGAATGGCGGTGAGAATTGAGGACGCAGGATTCGAGATTCGCGATCTTATCGCCTGGGTCTACGGTTCGGGTTTCCCGAAATCGCTGGACATCAGCAAGGCGATTGACAGAGAGGCTGGAGCGGAGCGGGAAGTCGTGCGAGTCAAGCCAAGAGCCGCGACAAGTGGAACTATGGCAGGTCGCAGCGACTCTCGGCCGTGGATTGAGAAGAGTAGAGAGGTCGGCTATCACGAAGTAGCTGGATCGATACCCGCAACCGAAGCCGCTAAGCAGTGGCAAGGATGGGGTACGGCCCTTAAACCGGCGTTTGAGCCTATCACAATGGCCCGGAAGCCCTTTGCCTCAGCCGTAGCGGCGAACGTGCTAGAGCATGGCACAGGCGGGTTGAATATCGATGGGTGCAGGGTGGGGACGGATGGAGAAAGGCCAGCGGGTAGCGGTAATCGACTTGGATCAGGAAATGCCTACCAACTTAAAGACTATGTTTCGACAAATGGAGGCAACCAAACGCATGAATTAGGCCGATGGCCTGCAAACTTCATCCACGATGGGAGCGATGAGGTTCTGCAGCTTTTCCCGGTTACGAAAAGTGGTTCTATCCTTCCGCACCATCAGCAGACATCGGACTCCACTAAGTATTCCTACGAAGGCGGCTACTCGGTGAAATCGATGGTGTCGCATGGCGACCAGGGTTCTGCAGCCCGGTTTTTCTATACAGCCAAGGCAAGCAAAGCGGATAGGGATGCAGGCGTAGCAGGCGTAGCAGGCGTAGCAGGCGTAGGCGCGTTGAGAGACAATGGGCGGGAGTCTATGCCTCGCAAGAACCACCACCCAACAGTCAAGCCGACCGACCTTATGCGATACCTATGCCGACTGATAACGCCGCCCGGCGGCGTTATCTTAGATCCCTTCACGGGTTCAGGGTCAACCGGGAAGGCGGCTATCCTCGAAGGCTTTCGGTTTATCGGCATTGAGCGAGAAGCGGAGTATATCGAAATTGCACGGGCAAGGATTGAGCGAGAAGCCGACAGGCCTCGTCAGCCTACCCTCTTCGACTAAAGGTTGGCTCGCCTTGGCAAAGGTGCCTGCGTGTACAGTCGCAGGAATCCCGCCGAATGAGCTGGTGCGCGGTAAGTGCCGGTTGTCTTGACCAAACTACCGCAACAACCTCCACGTCTCGCCCCGAAAGGGGCGGGGCGTTCTTAGGTAACTTCTACAATTCTTCCAGGCTACAAAAATGCAACTCCGTAATTATCAACGCTCGTCAGTCGATGCGGCGTATCAATACCTAAAAGACTACCAGGGCAATCCGGTTATCTGCTTGCCGACCGGAGCCGGAAAGTCGATTGTCATCGCGGAACTAGCACGCATCGCAGTACAGGACTTCGGAGGTAGGGTGCTAGTCTTGCAGCATCGCAAAGAGTTGATCGAACAGAATGCTGACAAGATCCGGGCGTTACTACCGGGCATTGAGGTAGGTCTATTCTCGGCAGCGTTAAGGCAGCGGGAATGCTCGCAAGATGTTGTTGTTGGTGGCATCCAGAGTATCTACAAGCACGCCAGTCTACTCGGTCGGCGTAATCTCATCGTCATTGACGAATGCCATTTATGCAGCGACAACGCGAACAGCATGTACGGCAAGTTGCTCGCAGACATTGCATCGCTAGGCTATTCGCATCGCGTTGTAGGATTAACCGCAACTCCCTACCGAACGGAAAGCGGCAAGATTTACGGCGTCGAAAAGATGTTTACCGACATCATCGAAAAAGCGACCGTACCGCAACTTATTAAAGAGGGCTACTTGTGCTCAATCGTCAACACCGATGCGGATGCTTCGGTGGATACCAGCGACCTGCACAAGAGAGGCGGTGAATTTATCCAAGCGGAAGTCGAGCAGCTTTTCGGCAACGAGCCAGAGATTGAAGCGGCGGTTAATGAGATCCTACAAAAGACGGCCAATAGACACAGCGTGATGGTTTTTTGCACTTCGGTGATGCACGCCAAAACGGTTGCAAACATGATCTACCAAAAGGTAGGGCTATGCGTCGATCTGATTACCGGCGAAAGCAGCAACGAACACAGGCGAAACGTTGCGGAGCGATTTCGATCACTGCAACTTAAATACCTTGTGAACGTCGATGTGCTTACGACCGGGTTTGATGCTCCAGTCGTCGATGCGATTGCGATACTGAGGGCGACCGCTTCCCCTGGTCTATACGTGCAGATCGTAGGGCGTGGACTTCGTACGCACGAATCCAAGACGGATTGCTTAGTGCTAGACTTCGGCGAAAACATCCGGCGTCACGGTGCGATTGACAGAGTGCGAGGGCGACCGAAGGCACCCAAAGAAACCGAGCCGAAAGAACAGGCCGAAGGCGAAGACGAAGAGGAAAAGCAATCGGGCAAAATGTGCCCTGCTTGCGAGGTTTACTCGCCTCCATCCGAGACTCACTGCGAATGCGGCTATCGATTCCCGGTTGTGTTTCGGCATAACGACACAGCGGAGCGTGAGGTGTCAATCATCTCGGATGGTAAGCCTAGAGTGTACAACGTGCGGCATATTGTCTACGGCAAGAGCAAAGCAAAAGACAAGCCAGCGAGTATGACCGTTTTGTATATCGTGCAGAGCGGCGAAAAGACCAGGCTACCGGATGATTCGCCAATGGAATTTGTGGCGTTTGAGTCTGACAAGCCGTTTGCAATCGAACAGGCTAGGCGATGGTGGGCGAAGAGAACGAGCCTGCCATTTCCACAAACGACCGACGAAGCGTTAGCGATTGCCAAGAGCGGAGAACTTGGAACGCCGAGCGTTATCAACGCGGAGCGAGATGGAAGATATTGGAAGATCACTACAGGCCCAGCAAGAAAAGATAACGAGGTTGCTCAAGATGTTTCCTAAGTGTTTGACGGAGCGTAGGCAGTGGATCACCTGGACGCTTACGGCGGATCC